AAGCTCATCGTATAAGTTATCCCATTCATAGTCTGTCATAATAGGATTACCACTGTTATAGTAAGCATCTGATGCTTTGTTAAGTGTTGAAATTAATTCTTTAATTCTATCTACTCTATTCATAAATTACCTCATCGTTATAATCAAGAAACGAAGATACATGCACTGTTGCACAATCTGTATTATTAAAAATCATATCTAATGTTTCTGTTGTATCTTCTACCATTGCGATTTTATTCTCTGGAATGTTATGTTTCTTTGCAAAATTTTTTAAAACCTCAACTTTCTCTGGCTTTGATGATGTTCTAATAATGTGGTCTTTTGGAATTCCATAACCGTCATAACAGAACTTAAGCTTTGAATCCCACTCTTCGGTCGATGCTTTAGAACAAACATATACATTATCCGTTCCTTTTCTTTCAATAAAATTTTGGAATAATTTAATTGGAGATACAGTAGAATACATATCTTCTCCTGCTGCCATTTTTCTATCCCATTCTTCATCATTGATACAATGTTTATTTATGCCAAATTCATATGGTGCTAACACACCATCTACATCAAAAAAAATCACTGTATCAGGTTGTAATAAATAATTCATTAATGTACTCATTCTTTATTCTCCTTCTTTAATTCCACAAAATTCTTTAAATAGTTCCATAAATTCTTTTTCTTCTGGAAAGAAAATATCACGTTTCTTTGTATTGCTACACCAAGCAATAAAGTTATACATAAGCTGACCAAATCTTAAGTCAGGATATTTCTCACTCCAAATTGTTGCTAGTTCTATGCAAAATGGGTATGCTCTATTCGGATCTCTCATTAATTTTCATCCTTTCTTGGCTTTCTTTCGCACGTATTCTTTTCTGTACAGAATCCAGTTTTCTCACATTTTGGTTTACATATCATATCAATCAATGTCTTCCATTCTTCTGAATATTCTCTTAATGCATTAAGATAATCTTTCATTAACTGATTTCTATATTCCCAATATGCTCTGGAACAAGTTCTCTGTGCTGACATATCAACAATATTTCTAAAATTACGTTTATCCACCATTTTACTTTGGTATGCTATAGGCAATGCCATTGTTGCATCTTCGACCGGAATGTTGTATACATTGATGAGTTTGCTGATCATATCATTAACATAAGCCATTGTATCAACCCATTCGTAATATGCTTTTGTATTCTTTTTGATAGTAGGCGGAGTCACATATTTGAATCCTTCACCCTTAGAATAATTAATATATCTCGTAGATGCTTGTAATCTAGTTGGTAAACCTCCTACATGTGTGTACCATTCACGTAAAACCTTTGCTGAATATCCATCAATAATTGCATATACGTCTGGAAATTCCCATGTTCTTCCGTGTTCACTTTTGATACAATCTAAACCACGTTTATAATTTTTCTCATTGTCAGATGTATTTGCTCCCCAACATACACCTGCATATCGTCCAATCATTGTGATAGGATGTTTTGTTGTGTCTTTTGTGATTATTACTGTTCCCATTTTATTCTCCTCCAATAATTGCTGGTTTTAATTTTGGTTTTACAGTATTTGCTTTGCTAATTAGACTTTTAAGTTCTTCTGCAAATTCGTATGAACAATTTGTGATAAAATGCTCCTGCACTTTCGCTATATCACTTGTTGCAATTTCTGTATGAATCTTTGCATCGATCACATATATACCTCTTTCATATTTGATATTTACCATTCTTCTTTTCCTCCAATGTTATAGGATCAATTACTTCCTCTATTGTGTATTCTCTAATATTCTTTTCTATTTTCATCATTACTCCAATCAATGTTGTAAATACATTTATTAACGTGTGTTACAACAAATTTAGCGTTCTCGAAATGTTTTACTACTTTTTCACTGTCAATAGTCAGTTCTACAGAAGTTTTGTTTTGTTTAGCAGCCTGTCTGATTTCTTTCTCGATAAAGTCAATATCTCCAGAATAATCATCAGATATCTTTCTAGCCTCATCTGCTGTAAATTTCTTTCTTTTCCAAACAACTTCTTTCGTGTCGCACATAAATAGGTCAATAATAAAGAGAATTGAAGCAAAAGAACAAACAACAATCATTAAAATACATAGTGTTTCCATATTCTCCTCCTAATGAAACGATTCTTTCATCTGCTTATCTCATCACATTTTTCAGCAATGTAACCCTTGTTAACAGACCAACACCACCTGGTACAGGTGTTACATAACAATTTTCATAATGACCTTCGACTTCTTCTCTGTTAATATCTCCACACAATTTGCCATATTCATCTCTATTGATGCCAACATCTATAATAATGGTATTACCATAGAAGCAAGAAGAATCAAATTTCTTAGGCTTGCCAATTGCAGAAATAACAATATTTGATAATATCATTAAATGTTCCATATGATATTTTTCTGTCTTACTATTGCAACTAATAACTGTCGCACCTTTGTCGATCAACATATTCACAAGTGGTTTTCCAACTATTTCACTTCTTCCTAATACAGTTACTAATTTACCTCTTAAATCAATATCGTTAGCTTCGAGCCAATCAATAATTCCCTGCGGAGTACATGGATTATAGAGCGAATCCATTCTGAAACCATCTACATCTTTTTCTGGACTGATAAACTGCTGTAATGTTTTTACGTTGTATTTGTCTGGAATAGGAAGCTGGATGATGATTCCATCAACTTCCTCTGATTTGTTAAGTTCTTTAATGATTTGGCATAGATCTGATTCATCAAGATTTTCATAATCTGTAATATGTACATGATTGAACTTGATCCCAACATACTCACAATCTTTTCTTTTGCCATTTACATAAGAGTTACTTGCTGCATCATTCCCAATCTGAACCACTGTAAGGCAACGCTGTCTTGGTGATTTTTCGCATAACTCTTTTAGTTCTTCTTTTAAATTAGCTGCATATTCTTTACATGAAATTTTAATCATTTGATTCTCCTTATAACTGTTCCAGTAAACTTCTAATCGGTTCTCTGCCAATATTTTCTTTAGCCCAACTGATATATCCAGGATTCATTTCGGCAACATCAATAAGTTTCTGTCCTTTATATTTACCAAAATCTAAGACATATTCATCAAGTTTTGGCACACTATCTTCTTTGATTTCACCAAGAATTTCGTCTAATTCATCTTCATAAGTCATATCTAAGTTTGGTCTACTTGATAGGTAATCACAGAGATGTACTAAAAATTGGTCATCTGTTTCTGGTTTAGGAAGAACTACTTTACTTCTTTTTGTAGATGTCCATTCACCTGAATGACTCTCACATAATCTAGCAATATAGTCCTTAAGTTCTTGGCTGATATCATGCTCAACTACTGTCTCACGAATCCATTTTCCTGCAATTAGAGGATGATCATGCAATGAATACTGCGAACCATTCAGACCACATTTTATAGCATCATGGAAAATTGGAGTGCATCTTAAGCAATCTCTTTTAACTGAATCAGTCTTTTCTTTAACATATTCCAAATCAAGTATGTAATTCATAATCTCAGCAAACATAAAAATATGCATGAGCTGTCCATGTGTCTTACACTGTGTTGCGTTGTGATATTTAAGTGATGTACTACTTGGGATCATGAAGATATAATCTGGAATATCATTAATCATATCTTCGCAATAACTTTTAATCTCTTCTGTTTCAAACTTTGTTAGAAGTTCCTCGAAAACTTTTACTTTATTCATTTATTCTCCTTATTGTTCGTCTTTTAATACCTATAATTGGTTGAGTAATTCCAGCCAATTCTAATTGTCGTGTCGATTTTCTAAACACATAATCTATATTTTCCATTAATTTAATTGTTCCATCTTCTTCAAGATGTTTATTCGGAATCCATACGTTTTGATTTGTATGATTGATTACAAATCGCTTCGCATTTCTGTTCCCATATTTCCTTTTTATAAGATTTAATGGAATTCCTTTATAATATTGAGTCTCGTAATTCATACCTAATTCCCTTTCAAATAGTTTTTGAAGTAATATTCAAAGTACATTCTGATAAATACTCCTGAATATTTATTCTCCTTCATGAAAAATATTGGTATGTTGTATTTAAACCAGAAGCTATGAAGAGA